TAGTAAAAAAGGTTTTTTTAAAGAAGGTAAAGAGATTGTAGCTAAAGTAGGATTTTATTGCATCTATAAAGACACGTATCCAATTTATGTTGGGTATTCCAATAATTCTATCTATCATCGTATAGCTAGATTCTTTGGTTCGGCTACAGAAAATACTGTAGATTATGAACAACACGCTGGTGGTAAGAAGTACAGAAACAGATTTGGTAACGATTACACCGGACTATCAGTAAAAACTTGTAGCTTTGAACAAAAAGATTTACCTAAAAATTATAGTATGGAAGACATAGAGGCTGAACTGATCGTGATGTTGGAACCGATATTCAATATTGAAGTTTATAAAAGACTTTGGGTTTCAAACAACTCAATCGTTGTTCCAAATGCGCTGGATATATAATGACTATAAAGCTAATCCTATTCGTTTCTTCTTTGAAGTTACGGCTTGGCTTATTTCGATTGGCTGTTCGCTCACAATGGCGTTCACTGTACCGAACCCGCCTCTTATTAAACTTTATCCTGTATGGATTCTTGGCTGCACTATCTATGCTTGCTGTGCTTTTAGCCGTAAATCTTTTGGGATGTTGGCTAACTACTTGCTACTTGTTACAATAGACACGATAGCACTTGTGAGAATGTTATGAATCCTTTTGATTATGTGAATGCGATACTGCAGAATAAAAAGCAACTAATTGTCGATGAAATTACAGAAAAAGCATATACACCTTTCTTAGTAAATCGGTCACTATCTTATCATAAAGACTGTGTAATTTATGCTAATGAGATGAATAAATGTCATTTTATCGACAAAAAGATGCAGAATGATTTTTTATTGAACACTATTCGTGCACAAAAAAGACCGTTTGCAAAGTGGATTAAATCAGAGAAAAGTGATGATATTGATGTAATAAAGCTATATTTTAATATTTCTGATAATAAAGCAAAAGAAGCCCTTCGTCTACTTAGTGATGAACAGATATCTAAATTGAAAGAAAAAACTTCGACCGGAGGATTAAAAAATACTAAATAGTATTATATAATACTATGAGGTGTTTATGGAACTAATAACACGGGAAGAAGCTAAGAAACAAAATTTGTATAGATATTTTAATGGTAAACCTTGCAAAAACGGACATATATCTCAAAAATATGTTTCAAATATGGGATGTGTAGAGTGTAGAAAAGTTAAAGGTAATTCTTTAGAATGCAGAACAATATCTAAAGAAAAATATGAAAAACTTGGTGCAGAATATATTAAACATATGTGGTGGCGTGCTAAGAAACGGGCCGAAAAAAAAGATATAATTTTTGATATATCAATCGTTGATATAGTTATACCTGATGTGTGTCCAGTTTTTGGTTTTAAATTTGAGGTTGGTATTGGAAAAGGACCTTCGGATAAGTCTCCTTCTTTAGATAGAATAGATAATTCAAAAGGGTATATTAAAGAAAACATCCAAATAATTTCATTTAAAGCTAATAAAATGAAAAATGATTGTACTACTGAGGATGTGGAAAAATTATTATGGTTTATGAAAACATCAAAACACTAAATACGATAAGGTCACAAAAAAGACCGTTTGCGAAGTGGATTAAATCAGAGAAAAGTGATGATATAGAATGTATTAAAACCATCTATGGTTTCTCAGATGAAAAAGCCCGTCAGGCTTTACTCCTTCTAAGCAAAGAAGAAATCCAACAATTAAAAGAACAAACCGAAACCGGTGGATTGAGGAAATAAAATGGTTGACCTGACAAATTTTGTTGAAATAAAACTTGTTGAGCAAGATGACTTTTTAAAGGTAAAAGAAACACTAACTCGTATTGGCGTGTCTTCGCGCAAAGATAAAGTGTTATATCAGTCTTGTCATATCTTACACAAACAAGGGCATTATTATATTGTACATTTTAAAGAACTGTTTATGCTTGATGGCAAGCCCTCAAACATTTCAGAAAATGATATACAAAGAAGAAATGCAATCGCTAAGTTACTTGAAGAATGGGGTTTAGTAACAATCGTAAACCCAAACGTTATTGGCGAAGATGTTGCTCCTTTATATCAGATTAAAATTATCTCTTTCAGAGAAAAGGATGATTGGCAGTTAGTTGCCAAATACAATATTGGTAAAAAATAATATGGTGTATCATGAAAAAACAAGTGAAGCCTACAAAACTGAAAAATCGGTATACCGGAGAAGTCGTATACTGTACAAACATTAAAGAGGTAATCGAACAAGCACCTTACAATTTTATTCGGGTGTTTAAAGAAGATTTGCCTCAAAGAACTTATTTGGTCAATAAAGACGCATTCGAATTGGCTAAATAATATTGTGATGCCTTCGGGGTCACTATTTTTTAAACTCGCTTAATCAAGGAGAAACTATTATGGTAACACGCATTTCTTTATCACCTTTATGTTTTCGTTCAGTAGGTTTCGATACTCTCATTCGTGAAGTAGAATCGATGCTCAATGATGACGCAAAACCTTCAACCTTCCCTCCACACAATATTATTAAAGATGAAAACCGTTACGTTGTCGAACTAGCAATCGCTGGCTTCAAACGTAATGAAGTTGATATTAGTGTTGAAGATGGAGTGCTTACAATCAAAGGTGAGCAGAAAGAAACACCACCGATTGGTGAATATTTGCATCGAGGAATCGGTACACGTTCATTTACCAAAACAATTAAAATTTCAGATACCGTAGTCGTTCGAGGTGCTGAATTTACTGACGGTATTTTACGTATTGGTTTGGAAAATGTTATACCTGAACACAAGAAACCTCGCAAGGTAGAGATTGGATCAGTACCTCTCTTTACACAGCCTACTGAAAAACAATTACTCGTAGGTTGATATTTACCAGGTCAAGGGAGTTTTTCCCTTGACCTTCTCTGTGAATTGTGATATAATTTATTTTATTAACTTTAACATTTTAACTATGAAAACAGACAAAAACTTTAAACTCGATAAATCAACACCATGAGCGGTGCTTCTAAAAGCAATTTTAAAAATCTCATGATGGACGCACAGTTGAGTTACGATACACATAAACGTTCTCCTCTTCGAAAAGACAAAAAAGACAAAGCAGATGAAGCGTAAATTCATAGACGCATATATGAATATCGCTGAAGATTTCGCTAAACTTTCTTCAGCAAGAAGGCTTCATGTAGGTTGTGTTATTGTTAAAAATGATTCCATCATTGGTATAGGTTACAACGGAACACCACCAGGCTGGGATAACAATTGTGAGGACGATGTATATGACAGAGAATCAAACCGAGATTTGTTGGTTACTAAACCCGAAGTTCTCCACGCAGAAACGAACGCAATTGCCAAAGTTGCAAAATCAACAAACTCAACAGAGGGCGCCAGTATGTTCATTACTCATGCCCCCTGTATCGAATGCGCGAAACTCATCGCGCAAACGGGCATAAAATCTGTATTCTATAAAGATGTTTATAGAAACGAAGATGGCATTTCATTTTTAAATAAATCTAACGTAGAATGCATTTCAATAAAAAATTTGATGAGGGAAAAAATACAATGAACTTACAAGAAATTGCTAAGAAAATTGCAGTACAAAACAACATGCCTAAAGCAGAGAAGTATGACATGGCTTTGCGCGACTACGATAACATGGTAGAGATTCTTGGCTTTGTTCAAGACCCTAACTATGACATGAATGATTTTCGTGGACGCGAAATGCTGTTCCCCAAACGATGGCTTACTGTCGGTATCGTACCCGCTGATACCGAGGTGCCAGCATGACAATCAAACTTGTTACACTTAAAACAGATAAAACTCTTCTTGCTACAATCGCTGAAGATTCATCTATGCCAGGTGCTATTCTTCTAAAAGAACCGGTGCAAGTTATTATTATTCCACCTCGTTCACAAACAGATTCAGGTGGTATGGGATTTCTTCCTTTTCTAGATTACTGCGAAGAATTCAAAACAGGTATTGTTATCTCACCAAACGATATTCTTACTATAACTACGCCGCAAAGAGAACTATTAAACCAGTATAATACGATGTTCGGATCAGGAATTCAAATCGCATCAAGCCTAAAATAATGACAAAATTTTATACCAATGTTGCTCAACACGGCAACAACATTTTGTATCGTGGTGTAAAGGACGGTAGGCGCGTTAAGATGAAAATTGCTTACGCGCCTACTTTATTTGTACCTGTCAAAAAACCAACAGACTATAAAACACTCTTCGGTGAGTATGTCGAGCCTATTAAGTTTCATGATATTCGTGAAGCAAAAAACTTCATCGAACAATATAAAGAAGTTTCAAACTTCAAGATATATGGCAATCAAACTCATACGTATTCTTTTATCGCTGAAGAATTTAAAGGTATGGTTGATTGGAATATCAACGACATTTCAGTTGCAGTAATCGATATCGAAGTTGGTTCGGAGAATGGTTTCCCTGATCCCTATCAAGCTAACGAACCAATCACTGCTATATGTGTTCGCTTCATGAACGGTAAGACTCATGTGTTTGGTTGTGAACCATACTTCAAGAATAGTGATGATGTTATTTACTATCAATGCGGTGTCGAACAAAATCTTTGCAGAGTGTTTCTTGATTTTTGGCAAGAAAATTATCCTGATGTAGTTTCTGGTTGGAACATAAACTTCTTTGATATTCCGTATCTGGTAAATAGATTCCGTAAACTTCTCGGCGATGAGATGACAGATCGTTTGTCGCCTTGGGGCAGAATCGATGAGCGTGAAGTAAATGTGATGAACAAGAAAAACATTTCCTACACGATGGTTGGTATCTCTGCACTTGACTATATCGATCTGTACAAATGGTATGCGCCTGGTGGTAAATCACAAGAATCATATCGTCTAGATCACATTGCAAATGTAGAAATTGATGAGAGTAAATTGTCGTATGAAGAATTCGATAACTTGCATCAATTGTATCGACTTGACTTTCAAAAGTTTATCGACTATAACATCAAAGACGTTGATCTTATTTTCAAACTCGAAAACAAATTGAAGTTGATTGAACTAGGTTTGACTCTTGCGTATGACACGAAATGTAATTTCAATGATATCTTTGCACAGACAAGGATGTGGGATTCTCTAATCAACAACTATCTTCTAGATCGTAAGATTGTTATACC